CACTGAGTACCGCTTGAAGGCGATCACATAGTCCCGGAACGGCACCAACCGCACGATCTCGCCCGGCGTCGCAGTCAGGCGCCCCGACGCAGACTGCGTAGCAATGTCCGGCGTCCAGTCGGTGTGATCCTCTAGCGCCGAGCAGATCCAGCCGTCGGTCGTGGTCGTGCCGCCCGTCGTGTAGTTCGCGAGCAGCACAAAGCCGCGCTGCGTGGCGATGCAGCTTGCAGACGGGGCCGCCGTCACGTTTGCAAACGGCCCAGCCGTCGAATCCGCTTTCGCCTGCAGGATGTTCTGCGCTTGCACGGCCAGCGCGATGATTCCGTTCGACGGCGTCGAGAACGACGCAAACCGCCACGGGGTGTCGGCCGATGCAGCGGTGTACGCCGGCGTCGTGCGATTGAGCGTCGACCACGTGCCGCCGACAAACCCCGTCAGCGTCAGCGACGTCGCCACGAACGGCACCGTTCCGGCGTTGTACGTGAGCGTTGCCGCTCCGGCCGGCGCAGTCCCCAGCGACAGCGAGTAGGACGACGAGTCGTCTAGGCCCGGCTCAGACGCATACCCTCGCTGCGTCGGCAGCATGTTCTCGACATCCACCAGCACGCCCGGCTGCGTCGGGTCTGCATCCGGCGCCCACGCAACAAGGGAAATGTTCGGCGTCACGGCTCGTCCCTCGGCACTCGAATCCACACCTCGGCGTCACGCGGCACACGGGTCCACTGGCCCTGTAACGGCGGCGGCTCGGGCGTCGGCGGCGGTGGCGCAGGCGCGGCAGCGACCGCAATTGAGAGCACGGCTGCCGCAGTAGAAACCGAGTTCGACGCCTGCACCGTAAACGGCGACGTGCCAGCCGTTGTCGGCGTGCCGCTGATAACCCCGGTGCTGGTGTTCAGCGCCAGCCCGAGCGGCAGCGCGCCGCTAGTGATTGCCCAGGTAATCGGCGCGGTGCCCGTCGCTGCAAGCGGCTGCGTGTACAGCACGCCAACCTGCCCGTTAGGCAGCGAGGCGGTCGTGATGGCAGGCGCGGTCGTCGGAACCGCGACCGCAATCGATAGCGCCTTGACCGCAACGCCCGCGCCGTTTGTAGCGCTCACCGTAAACGACGCTGTCTCGACTGTCGTCGGCGTGCCGCTGATGACGCCCGTACTGGCGGCCAGCGACAACCCTGCGGGCAAGGCTCCAGCCGTCACCGCCCACGTGATCGTTGCGCTGCCAGTCGCGGTCAGCGTCGCGGAGTACGCCACCCCGGTCGTCGCGCCCGCGAGCGTGTTCGTCGTGATCGCAGGCGCCGTCAGGATCGATTCGTTCAGCGCAAACGCTACGGCCGGCCATTCGATGGTAGACGACGCGATCCCATCGACGGTCGAGATCAGCGAGAACGTTGGGTCGTTCTCGCCGGTGGCGCTCACCTTCTTCGACTGCACGCCAATGCCGGCGTTGGCGTACTTGACTTGCAGCAGGGTAAAGCCGGTCCCGGGCGCGATGATGGGCGCTCCTACGCCAGACTGCCCCGTGCCAGCCAGTACGAGCGCGGGCGCAGTGATCGACGGCAGATCGACCGTCGGCGTCGCGCTTTGCCCGATCGCAAAGGCATTTGCCTGCACCGTCCCCGCGTCGGCCACTTCGACCAGGATGAGCGACATATACGCATTCGTCGCGGCTGGCGACTTTGTCGGCGTCGCGGTTACCGTGATCGACGGCGTGCCGGAAGATATCGGGCTGGACAGCGCGAAGATGCCGATGCTGGTCGATGTGCCGCCGGTATGAAACCCGCCGTCGATGGCCGTCCATGTCGCTGCGGGGCTGCGCGAGTCGGTGATCGTCACGCCGGTCGCCCCGTCTAGATAGCCGCCGGCAAACGCGTAGAGCTTGCTGTTCGTCGACAGCGCCGACATCGAACACGACACCGACGCCGCCGCCTCGGCCGTAGCAATGGCCGACTGCAGCACCCGCACGCCAGTCGGGACACCGCTGCCCGTCGTTACCGGAAGCGTGGACGACGCCGCGCCCATCAGCGCATTGAGCGTGATCGTCGCGGTGCCGTTCGCGACACCGTCGACCGTCATCGCGACCTGGCCCGTCGCACCCGTCGGCGTCGTCGGCGCCGTGGCCGTTGCCACTCCGGACGCAGACGAGGTAGTCGCTAGGCCCGCGAAGTCCGCTACTGCCGCGCCCACGTTGTTGCGCGCGGTCACCGTCACCGCCTGCGATCCGCCCGCCGTCACCGTCGCTGCGGTCGGCGCAAACGTGAACGAGGAGACCTGCGCACGAGCGCTGTACAGCGTCACCTCGGCCGCGCTCATCGTCGTCGTGCCGCTAGGCACCGTCGAGTAGCCGCTGTGCTTGTTGCTGTTCTCGAACGTGATGCTATACGGCTCGTTGTCGTTCCAGAACACGCGATCGCCCAGCAGTGCGCCCGCTAGCGCCGGGTTTTGGATGAACCAGCAATTGCGAACCCGCGTGTCGAGCGAGTTCTGGCCGCTGCCGTAATGCACATACGCGAATACTGCATCGTGCTGTCCCGCGAACACGATGTTATCGAACGTCATCGGCCCGCCGAAGATCGCATTGCCGTCGATTCGAGACACGTCAAGCGCGTGCGAGTTGCGCCACCTCGAGGCGCTGTTGAACGTCGGGTCGTATTTGTCGATGTACGTCGGGGTCGAGCCGTCAGTCGAGAACCAACCCAGCCTGCCGTTGCGGAACACCGAGTCCCGTATCGTCAGGTTCGACATATTCACTTGCGAGCTAATGTTCTGCGCGTCGACAGTGATGCGCTCGAACGTGATCGCGTTGATCGTCTTTCCGGACGCGTGCTGCAGATTCAGCCCGCGCGCATAGCGCCCCAGCCTTGAATCGATGTACGTGCCGCGGATCAGCACCGTGCCGGCCACGTCCAGCCCGTGATACCACTGCGACGCAATTGCGCCGTGGACGCTGCCTTGCACCGTGCCGCCGTAAATGGACAGCGACTGCCAGCGATCGGCCAGCACCACACAATCCGCGCCGCCTTGCTGGCGCTGCCCGTTCCCGTCGTCAAAGTTGCCGCCGTTGTTGGACTGCATGATGTCGTCCGTGAAGTTCGGACGGCGCATCAGCACTTGGGGCGACTCGACAGTCAGCGTTGGGCGTGAGCCGCTGCTGGAGCCGTACAGCGCAAGGGTCTCCCACTGGTAATGCGGGAAGTCGGTCACGAACGGGCTCACCGTCCCCGAGCAATTGACCAACCGCAGCGGCCGCACCGCGCCGCGGATCTCAACCGCGCCGATGTACAGGCTCGTGCAACTGACGAACTCGAACGGCGTCCAGCGGCGGCGATCCGCATACCCGGTATCGCGCCCGTCGCACGTCCATACCCCGCCATAAGCGGTGTCGGGGTTCGTGCTGTTGTTCGTCGAGCGCACGTACAGCGTGCCCGACACGCCGTCCCAGTACCAGAATTGCGCCTGGTTCACCGAACCGGCATCCAGCACCGTCACCACTTGCCCGTCGCTTGCGGCCGTAGTCGTCCACGACCCCGACGTCGAAACTAGTTGCCGCTTGGCGACGTCCGAGCCTTCCGTGAACCCCGTCGCCTGCCCGTTGCCAAGGAACAGCCGGTGCGTCTGGTAGCTGAATGACTTCTTCCAGACCTTGCTGCTGCTGACGTTCGACCATCCCGAGCTATGTCTAGTCCGACAATCCAGCAGCGCGCCGTCGTCAGGATGCACGCGCAGCTCGAACCCTGACAGCCCCGTGAACGTGCCGCCGACCTGGTTCGACCACGACCCGCGTAGCCAGATGATGTTGCCCGAGGCGATGTACGTTGCGATCTGCTTGGTGTCGCCCTGCCACGCCTGAGCCCACGACGCACCCGTATTCGAGTCGTTGCCCGAGATGCTGTCGAAGTAGTACGTAGCCATTAGGCGGCCCTGACCTGCAGCGGCGCCGCACCGATCGCGATGTGGCGCGCGGAACGATTGGCTTCAGCGATGTACTTGTCTGTCATCCCCTGCGCGAGCACGACGCGCTGATCGTCGTGCAGGAAGATCCGCGCCTGAGCAATGGCCGCGTGCAGGTAGACGTCCGGGCGCTTCAGCAGCAGCCAATTGCTTGACGCATCCAGCGACAGCGCCGGCAGTGCTGCGTAGTAGGTGAGTTCGACGGTGGAGTTCGTCGGGAACGGGTACACGCGAAACTGCATGTCCTGGATGCTGAACACCGGCACATGCGGGCGCGCGGCGTTCTGGATCATGCGCTGAAGCTGCCACGCCGTGCGGTACTCGAGGATCTGCCCGCCGGCTTCCAGCAGCCGCATCGCGCGAAAGTCCGTCGGCAGCGCGGTCCACTCGCCGGTAAGCGTCGTGGTTGCGACCGTCTCCATCTCGGGCGTGCGCAACTCGTCGCTGAACCGCGCGGTGGCGAGTTCGATGAACGTGTCGATATGCACGTTCAAGTCGCCGCGCTGCAGGTAGTCAGCAACCGCCGTTCGTAGCGTCGCTTTCGTGTTGATCGGCACTCTTGACTCCGGTGATTCGCATGTCGCGCATCGGGACGTGAAACTGCGGCGGCTCGCTGGTGACGTCGACCAGCCCCGCGTCGCGCATCAGCAGCGCGACCTCGACGCTTGACCACAGCCAGCGGTGAACATCAGCGACCGAGCGGTGCGTGCGCGGGTCGCCGTACAGTGGAAACAGCACCAGGCGCGGGTCGGTGACGCCCTGCGCAATCAACCCGAACACCTTCTCGCGGCAGGGCAGCTCAAGCACCATCTGCCCGCCCGGCTTGAGCACCCGCGCCCACTCGGCGACGACGCCCATCACGTCGGCAACCGGGATGTGCTCCAGCACATGAATCGCCATTACTTCGTCGGCCGCGCCATCGGCGAACGGCAACTCGCGGATGTCGCACTCGACGTCCGCGCCGCTGCCCGGCAGGTCGACGTTTACGAAGCCCTGAGGGCGCTTCTTGCCGCTGCCTAGATTTAGCCGCAGCACGCTTACAGCGTGTCCAGCATGGCCCGCCACAGCCGCCCGATTCGCGCCGGGTTGTACTCGGCCCGCACGTATTCCTGCGCCGCGCGAATGCGCTTGAGCACCTCGCCGCGGTTCGCCAGCGCCCAGTCGACGCCGCGATCGATGTCGCCGATGTACACGCCCAGGTCCGCATACGCCGGCAGCGGGCCGCAGATCGGGAACACTCCGCGCCGGATGCTCTCGATCGCGCGGTTACCGCTTTTGGCCTTCGGCCGCATGTCGGTCGGCAGAATCACGAGCCCTGCGCGCTCAAACTCGGCGTCCATCGCCTCGGGCGACCACGGCACGACG